GTTCGCTCGAGGATTGCAAGGGTTGTGCCGACTGGTGCGTTGGCAGACATATCTGAAACTTTTAAATCAGCCGCTGAAGCAAATCTCCTACCTTCATCGATGATCTGATTCATCAACTGATTTAAAACTTGGCTAGGCTCTTTATAAGGAAGAGCCATGATATTATCTCTAATTGTACCACTTGGTACATCTACATCACGGAATTCAGCTGGAGCGATTGGTGTATCATCTCCTTTGATTCTGAGTCCGCGAGATTTGAAACCACCAGGGAGATTAGATAATGTACCCGCGTCTACCAATTGTCTTAATAGCATTGTGCCTGATTTTGCAAACGCGCCTATTAAATGAATCAAGCCAAAACAATAGAATCCAAATCCTGGGATATATCCATAATGAACAAAGTGTTGACGTTTTTGTTTAGTGTCATCATCAGGATTCCAGTTACGTCTGATTGCTAAAACTTCTTGAGTTGATCTTTCAATAGTTACAACGTATGGTAAAGCAATACCTGTTTTCTCGCCGTCTTGTTCATCCTCAAAACCTTCAAGATCAAGGTCAACGTGCATTTCTAAAACTTTAAATCTGTTGTCAGTTGTTGCATTGAATCCCATCTTCTCTGCAATTTTCTTTTCAACTTCTTCTAAATCATGTGATGGTTCACCTAAATCAATATCACGATAGAAGCCTGCGACTTGTAGTTTACGTAATTCATTTCCTGTCTTACGCATAACGTGTGTAACACGTTCAGCTGTAGCTAAACTAGAAGCACCATAAGGCACAACTAAATCTTCTGCAGGAACAAAGATAGATACTTGTCTTTCTAAGTTAGGATCATAGTAAACTTTTTTAAATGCGTTACCAGCTAAACCTAAGCCCCACAACATTCTTTCATGTTCAGGTCTATACTCAACCATTTTCTCAGTTAACTGATAGTTCATATCTTGTTGAACACGTTGGGCAGCGTCAATCTTTTCTTCAGTTTCTTTACCAATGATTTGAGTTTTTACTGGACCGGCAGCTGGGAATGTTTCGGTCATTGTTTCTGCTTGGAACTTAACTAGGGTTTCTGTCATCAATGGGTGAAATACATTACATGCGCCTTCCCATGGTTCTGAGCGATCTTCTATTTTCATACCAAGAAGCTCTAGTCCATCAACATATGTGTCTAACCAATCACGTCGTGCTGATAAATCACCTTCATATTCTTCTATTAGTTCATCAGCAAGTTTAGCTAAAACATCATCATCTATTTCCTCAGCTAAATTTTCACTAAAGTCATCTTCAGCATCAGGGTCTATTTCAAGTTCTAGTCCGCCTGCTTTAATACTTACTGATTCTGGGTCTTCAATTTCTATTTCAATGTCTGGTTCTTGAGTAGCTATCTCATCCATCATTTCTGTCAACCCTTTTGGTGCTTGAGCTACTCCCTTATCTATATCATTCGCTGCCATTATAAGTTCCTAATAATTTTTTAAGTTGTATTATAAGAAGATATACTATAATAAGTGTAAGTGTTTTTACCCACCACACAATCTTCCACAATCTGTTTAATATTTTATAAAGCATACAACCGCTTATGGTTATAGCCTCTAAACCCAGGGATCTCATCTTCTTCATCACTAGGCAATCTAATAAACCCACCTTGTCTAAACCGCATCAAAGCAAGTGTTGTTGCATCAACCAAGTCATCATTTGCTCCTGACGGAAAGTCATTACATTCCTCAATAACTTCATTCGCCCATCTTCTATCTGGAGCCCATACAATACCTGAACTAAATAAGTCCGATACTGCATTTACCCTGCTGATCTTGTCTTGGCCTTTCCCCGGAGTGAACTCACCCACTGGAATTCCCATTCGTCTAAACTCTTGGTATAACGCAGCACCGTTGGACTTTTTCTCCACAATGAACGCGTCAGGTTCCCAATCTCTATATTCATCAATACAAAGTTGCTTTAACTCAGGGAATTCTAACCGCTTCTTCACTGCGTTCAAGAGTATTATATTATAATTATTTGTCTCTTCGTTAAAAAATACTCCCCATGTCAATAAAGCATTATAGTCTGACCTATTATTAGCTTCCTGTGCCGCATCAAGAGTCATAATAACAAACTCACATTGTGGTGGGTTTTCTTCTTCCCATATGTTCCACCATTCTCTTTTAATTAACGCGCCTTCTTCTGATACTGGATTTTGTAAATATTGTGCATTCCAATATCTAATATCTAATGCTGCACGTCTAGCTTTTAATTCTTCTAGCTCCCAGAACTCAGGCCATAGACTTGCTTCGTTACCATCTTTGTCTTCTATAATTGCTGGAAACTCCACAATCTCCCAGTCATCCACTTCATCGTTCTTAACCATCTGGTTAACTATCTGTCCTGTTAGGTCTAGCTTAGACCATCGAGTCATAACGACAATGATGGCTCCTCCGGGCATAAGCCGTTGTAAGGGACCTGACTGAAACCATTCCCACGCGGGGAGAAATACATCAGGCTTTCCAAGTTTTGCCTCTTGCTCAGAGTGGGGGTCGTCGATGATAAAGAGGTCAGCCCCGCGTCCAGCAAGAGCGCCGCCCACACCAATGGCAAAATACTCACCATTGAAATTAGTACCCCATCTCGAAGCCGACTTCGAGTCTGCTTGGAGCTCAATCTCTGGAAACACATCTTTGTATGAGTCACTACCCACGAGGTTACGGACTCTACGACCAAAATTAACTGCAAGGTCAGCTGTATGAGATGCCATAATAACCTTTTTAGCCGGATGTTTACCCAAAAACCACGCTGGAGCCAAGTACGATATGAGTTCACTTTTTCCATGTCGCGGAGCAATATTAACAATAATTCGTTTCTTTTTGCCGTTAGCGATGTCTTCAAAGAGTTGAGCCAGCTTTCTATGATGATCTCCTATAATATAGTTAGGGTACACGTGTTTAATAAAGTCAAGAAACTTTTTAGCCCCTAAATCCTTGGTTATTTCTTTTTTATAGTCCTGTAATAGCTTTAAATTCTTCTGTCTGTCTCTTTCAGACATAGTAGGTAACGCTTTTTCTAGTAATGCGAGGTCTTGTGGGCTAATCATCGTCGTTTTCTAGTATTTCACCCTCAATTACCTTACCTTTGAGCTCTTCAATAGTCTTTTTCAGCTCTTCTTCTAGCTCTTTACCTGATTTAGTAATGTGTGTTACCTCAGTTTTCTTCTTAAATGCGTCAACCCCGTCTATTTCACCTATTTTAGCCCACGCTGAGATGCGTTCTCTGGCTGTTTTGGCTGTTGCTGCCTCTTGTAGTAGTCCATTTAGTACCGAAAGCTTGATATCAGCTAACTCTGAGGCTACCATGTGACTCGTTTGAGCCACTAGTCCAGCTAAATAGGCGATAGTTTCGTTTGGGTAGTTCCCGAACTCAGGCCGTAACTCAGGATTTTCCATCATAGCCTCTGCTGTTTTCGTTGCGTCTTCAGCTTGGTCTGCTGTTGGCTCTATATTTTTTCCTGCTATGTCAGCGATGAGCTTTACAGTGTTTGCTCGCATCTTTAGTTCTTCTTTAGGAGTCATTTCTGGTAATGCTTCACGTGCATTCTTAGGCAATGCCACATCGTCGTCAATGAACGGCATGAATGTTTGTTGTTCTGAATGTTCTTCTTTATGCATGTGTCGCTGTTTACACCTTGAATTGCAGCTAATAAATCGAATTGTAACATATAATTATAAAAAGAGTATAATAGTAAAATGTTTGAATGGGTTTTATATTTGTATTTAGATAATGATCGACAGTACATAGGTAACTTCGAGTCCTGTGCTCACGCCCATCAATATTTTCAAGAATGCGTACAAGGCGAGCTCAAAAAATGGTCAACCGCTTGTATTCACCAAGACTTTTTATATCTACCAGAAGGTTTTACTCCAATACATCCTAAAACATGTCTATAGAATGGAAAGATACAGAGTTTGGTCCAGTCAACCTATGGTCTTTAGGTAGGGCTCGTTCATGACTTTACTCACAGATGAAAACCTTAAACTCTTATATAAGACCTTCGTTAAGTTACCCCCATTTGATAAATTAAATATGCCTCATGCTTGTCAGATTAGACTTAAGGTCACTC